TTTGATAACATTAGTAATTTTAACAAAGACATCTCTGATTTACTCTGTCGTGTAATTACTGGTGAGGGTGATTCTAAAAGAGAATTATATACAAATATGGATGAAATCATTCTAAATTATAAAAGAAAAATAATCATTAATGGAATTGCACCTTCTTTGGATTATCCTGATTTGATTGATCGTTCCATGTTTTATGAGACTAGTACCATTACTGAAAATGAGAGATTAACATTAGAAGAGTTTTTGGAAAAAAGAGATGAGTTAATGCCGTATCTGATAAATGAGATTTTTGACATACTATCAAAGTCTCTAACTCTTTATGGAGAATCCAAAATAGATCTAAAGGGAAAGATGCAGCGAATGTCTGATTTTTCCATCTGGGGTGAATCCATTGCTCGTTCTATGGGGATTCAGAAGATGTCATTCATTGAAAGTTATACTGCTAGAATTAAGATGGATTCACTTGACATTGTAAATTCATATCCGATATTCTCACTAGTTCAGAAAATGATGCAAGACATTCCAAAATATGAGGATACAATCAGTAAATTCTATGATTATCTGAAAAGTCATGCAACAGATGATAATATCGATACAAAGTCTGCAGAGACAAAATTCCCTAAAGGGGCAAACAAAGTGCGTGAGCAAATCAAAATGTTACGACCTATATTCAAAGAATTAGGATTTGAGATTACTTTGGAGAAAAATACTATGAATCATAAAGATAATTCTTGGAATAAGGGCGCAATGATTATCAGAATTTTCAAGATTGATAAAGAACAATTATTCTAGTGAGCATAGGTGAGCCTCCTATTTTTGAGTATCCTCACCGATTTTAGGCATGAAATTAGTAAAAGTGAGGATGGTGAGTGTGGTGAGCCTACTTTCTTAACTCTAGGGAAATGATGGGTTTTATTCTATTTCACTTTTCTTTTTTATTTTTCCCCTAACATAGAAAAGTATCCTCACTATCCTCACTATCCTCACTTTTAGTGTTTTTAGACACAAAAAACGGTGAGGATACTATATGAGGTATCCTCACCTATCCTCACCGTTCTAATTATAGACATGTAGAAATTTTTAATACACCATACCCCAATTCAAAATCATACCACAATGAAGCATAAATCTTTGGTAGGGCTACCAGAATGGACAATCGCTGAGTGGTTCGGTCTTTAAGTTATATAGAAATTTTGTAAGGAAAAACCGTCTGCCACCTCATATTTCATAGGTTGCCAAATTTATGGGCATGGGGTGTCAGACAAATCATTATTAAGAAAGTATAACATAGAATTTACGGCAACCTATGAGAATCGAACTAACTTCTGCCCAGTTGTTATATTGACTATTATGGGTTGCCATATTTCCTAATCTAAAACATAATTTTACTCTACGCACAATCTTATTAACTAATTATACAAATCTTAATAACATTTTAATAAAATGGCTACGTAGCCACATTCTAGGCATGAATAAGTTGCAAATTAGACCAATATCTGATGAAATATACAAATCTATTCTCAAATGTCCTATAAAATCTGACACTGCAATTGGAAAAGAACTCAATCTATCTCATACTACTATTGCTAAATACAGAAAAAAACTCTACATAGGACTAAATCACCATATAGCCAAACAAGTTGCAGGGAAATTTTTCACTCATTACCAGATGGCATCAGACTATTTTATGACTCAAATAGAGAAAGTAGAGAAGTTAAAAGATGAGGCACAAGAATTCAAAGATGGTGGAACCAAAACAATATTCAAAAAAGGTAAGGATGGTCATTCATACGCAGAAGAAGAAGACCTAAACGCCTTTGATAAACTAATCATTAACAAAGAAATTGCAGCATTAGAAAAACAACAAACAGATCTATGGGTAAAAATAATCTTCTTATGCAGACAGTCAGAAGCCATAGAGATAATGAAGCTGATAGAGAATGGAGTCATTTCAGTCTCTGCTTAGTTCTGCAAAAAAGGCAGGAATAGTTGTACATATGGAGCAACCAAATTCTCTAACACCTCAACAAATTTTTGACAGAATGAGAAATATCCCCTTTTGGTGTGGAGATTACGAAAAACACAAGACAAATCCAGAATACTATAATGATTTTTGCTGCACTCGACACGTAGCAGGATTACCAGTACATCCAGCAACACATATGGAAATGCCACCCACAGATTTCCAACTAGAGTATATCGATGAAATAATCAAAGAAGTCACCAAGCCTGAAGGAATAGACCAGGAAGAATGGGACAGATTATACCACATGTTTCATGTAGTAAAAGGAAGGCAGATGGGATTCACAGAATTTACACTTCGAATAATATTTCATTTCTGCTTTACCAGATATGCCCCAGACTCTATTGTTGCAATTATTGCTGCAGTAAATGCTAATCTTGCTAGAAAAAACCTTAGAAGGTTTATGAGATTATTTACACATATTAGAAGTGTAATACCCAATGGAATTAAAGCAAATACTATAGAGATACTCAATGACATATCTGTTCAAGCGTTTGGTGCATCAGAAGAAGCAATTACTGGACTAACCAAAATAGCTGCAGTATTTCCTGATGAATCAGCTAAATGGAATTTGGTTGATGACTCACCAGTGTTTAATTCTATGTTACCTATTGTACGTTCTAATGGCGCTGACTTGTTTTTACCAGCTACATTCAAAGGACCAGTAAAGAAATTTTACAAGATATGGAAAGAAAAAGATCCTAAATTTACATTTTTAAAATATACCATAGAGCGAACTGTGGGCAATCTTTACACACAAGAACAAGTCGATGATATGATGGCTGCAACTATTGAAGACGCACAACAAGAATACATGGGCATCCCAACAAGTGGAGAAGATTCTATCTTTGGAATGTTTACTGATGAGGACCAACAAGGAATGAAAGAATGGGGTCAAGAAGATAAAATCAATGTAGGTTGGGATGAGTTAGATAAGGAGTAGATTCATTGGTATGAAGACTAATTAACAAGTGAGATTAACCATATCTATCAGACCAAACGAGGGCGATAGTCATATCTTCTGAGTAATAATCTGAGACCAAATGTTCCAACCAAAAGGGACAGGAAGTGTGATGAAAAAAATGGAAATAAAAAAATACAATAACCCAATTTTAGAGAAACGTGGAGACGCTACTTGTGACAAAGCAATCTGTGATATGGACCATAAAGGTGGAGAAAAACTATGTGATCTTGAAATACAAGGATTAGTTAGTAACATCCTATTACTATATGGTGATAATGGTGATTATTACAACATCAAATTCTCACCCCTAGATGTTCTAAAACTAATGAGTCAGTTAGTAGGTCAAGAGAAACACAAAGAAGAAATGAGTAAATGTGTGATTGCTGATTCATCCCAATTAGAAGAGGGTCCAGAGATTAATACAGAATCAGATGCAGAACAAAAACCAACTAAGATTGGTGGTCCCTCTAACATCAGTTAATACTCTAAACTAAAGAGAGTTTAATCCCCTCTTTTTTTAATATTTAATTAATACCATAACAGTTCACAGCTACATGAAAACTCTTAAACTACTCCTTGGTGATCCTGCAAAAGGAAAGTATGATCCGTTTGGTGCATTGGGGATGGAGGCAACATATCCTGAAAAGAAAATCTACATCAGATATGCAAGACAATTCTTGGAACCATACCATACAGTTGCAAACCATTTCTCTATAATGCACAAAAAAATTAACTTTGATTTTATAATATTAGAGAAAAACTTTGACTATGAGAATGTATCAAAAGCATTTGCACACTTACCAATTACATATGTAACTACATCCTCGGGACTAACAGAGAAGACCAGAGCAAAGGGTTGGTCAGTTGATAAACCATATGTATTAGGTTGGATGAAAGTTGAATACAATAAACATACTATTCAAACACCACCAAATCCAACTAAAGATATGGAAGAATTAATGAGACAGAGAATAGAAATGGCATCAATGCCTGGACCATCTGGTCAAACATCTTATAAAAGACAAAGAGGCAGACATGATGACTTGGTTAGTTGTGAGATACTTGGATGTAATGCAATAAGATTATGGTGGGATAGACAATGAATTTTGGATCACAGATAGAAATTTTAGACTCTTACAAAGGCATACACAAAAATGTAAAATATCAACATATTGCATCAGCTAATCACAATTATCCCAACTTGATTAAAATTCGTGATCATCCTCTTTGGAAAAAATTTGGAGATAAAAGAAGAACACGAAAACTAATTCAAATCTGTTCACATGAACCCATACATAATATAATTACACATGATATGGTTGAATATTCTCAAATGAATTCACATGGATATGATATTTTAAGTTCAAAATTTAAAAAACAAATTAAAAAAGAATGTCCTAAAACTTTCACGGAGTGGAGTATGTTTTGAAAAATCAAAAAATAGTAGCACTTGCTCACTCTAAATTCAGAAACGCTATAGGAATGATAGGAATTGAAGTTGATGCAGAAAAACACATTGCATATGTAAGACTAGCAAAGCAATGGAAGAGAGAACAAATTAATAATATCCCTGCAGACATCAAAGAACTTTATTCTAACATAAAATGGGACAAAACATACGCTGACCAACTAATAGGCCAGCACCTAATCCGAGCAATAGAAAGTAAAACATCATTAAGTGTATTTACAATTACAACTCAAAAGAATCTCAAAGATCCTGAAGATGTTGAAAAAATCAAAGTAATGGATGTAACTGAAATGTCACAATTACTCCTATCATTAAAACTAGCACACAGGATACAATTTTCACCAGAACCCACAGAAGAGATGATTAAAGCAATCAAACAAGTAGAGATATTCTCAGAACATACCACAGAGCAGGGAAACGTATCATATTATGCGCCAGGTGATGAACTGGATAATTTCACCAAAGCACTAATGATTTGCTGCTTTGTTGGTAGACATTCCCTAACTCAAGGTGAGCAACCAATGATTATACAGATTGGCTCAACTCCCAAACAACCAAAACCTAAAACTCCTGAGGAGAAGATGTTTGGTGAGTTATTCTATGGCTCGCCTCAATCCAATCGTATTGCAAATAACCTAGACACGCTCAAGGCATATCGTAACAAGAATTTTCGTTAACTTTTTTAAAAAGGACATATTCTAATTAGTCGTGGCAAGAAAGAAAAAAAGGCTACTTGAGAAAACATTTGCAGCCATTGCACCCGTATTAGAATTAGATTTAGATCCTAAGAGATGGACTGCAGGTCCACAGAGATTTGCACAAGTTCCAACATGGGCAAAAGGAGGATTAGTAAAGCCTACAACACGAAGAGGACTAGAGCAGACAGACAATGTAAAACCACTAAAGAAAATCAGACCTTTCAAAAATCTTACAATTTATCCATCAGTTGATCCTATCCCTCCAGAACAAAGGCAACTATACACAGTATTAATGACTGAATGCTGGCCTATACTAAAATGTAATAAAATTTTACAACAACTAACAATTCAAAAATCTTCTCGTGGGATATTGCCAAGACAGAATCAGGAGATTAATGAAGAGGCATTAAAAGAGTGGGAGGATACACCAATTGATATTCCATTTGCACACATGTATCCAAATGAACAAAAAAATCTAAAACCCCAAATGACACCAAATGAAATCAAAACATGGATGGATGAGTATTGTACAACTCTTGATTTGGATAGTATTGTCTTTGATGTGTTTCTCTTTGAGAGAGAACAGGGACGGTGTGCTATTGGAATGTTCCCTGAAACAAGAAATAAGCGAGGAGAGTATAAACTTGCTGAGGCATTAAGATTAATTCGTCCAGATTTAATGAGAAGACCGATAATAGATTTTGATGATGGAGAATTTGTCGGTGTTGAGATCACAGGTCTGTCCAGTAATGGTTCAGTACTTGATGGGAATAGATGTGCATACTTCCAAAATGGAAAAAACTTAGAATTGTTTGGCGACTTGTATGGTGTGCCAAGTGTGCAAGCAATAGCTGATCTAGGTCAGGCATTACTAATAATTTATGCAAGAGATATTATCAATGCAGCAAACAAAACTTGGCGTACAAGTAATGTGTGGCAACATGATTTACCAACTAATGTTTATTCAAAGGCCAAGGCAATACTTGAAGACTTTAACCACGACTTGGCAAACATTGGAAATTCAGATATTTCAATTCCTCATAATGTAACACTTGTAAATGGAAGTGGCACAAATTCTGGAGACATTGCTGGATTAAAAACTATTGAGGATATGTGTATTGAAGGAATTGCAGGATTCAATCATATCCCACCATACAAACTTGCAAAGGGTGAGGCAGGAAATCTTGGTGGTAATGCAAACCTTGAAGAAAATGAATCTCTACTAAACGAAGAGATAAAACCAGTACAGGAGAGATATGAGAAAACATTAGAGAGTCAGTTCTATGATAGAATATTGGCAATATTGTTCATGGTAGAACCAGACATGACAGATGATATTCCAATTAAAATTACTCACAACTTTGAGAAGCCAATATTTGCAACAGCCATTGATCCTGCCGAATGGAACATTATGATGTACTTACGTGATGGTGGATTTACTACAATGGATCAGGTAATGGAGAGATATGGATTAAGAGAAATGATGAGTAATTCCCCAACACAGGGTGCAGATACTAGCCCAACAATCAAAACATGGGAGAGACAGAGACATCCAACATGGAATAGAAATGGTCAGAATAATGGTTGGAAAAATAATTCATGGGTTACACCCAATTTGAAAGATACATGGAATGCAAGTCCATTAAAATGGGGAGATGAGTTACACAAATCCAAAATAGGTGTATTAAAATCTGCAAAAGAGCAGATGGATATAAAAAATAAAATAGACAAAAAGAAATTAGATAGAAAGTAACTTGTCTGCCAAAGTACAAACAGAAAACGAGAATTTCATACAATCATTACTATCTATTGGATTTACAATAGGAACTGCATCTCTAGTGTTAAATGGCTTATCAGGAAATCAAGCTCTTGTGAGGTTAATTGGATCTGGTAATAATTTCACATTATCAGACCAACAAACACAAACATTCACAAATGCAGTTACTAATGCGGGAATATCAAAAGAACTGGCATCTGAAGTTACAGAGTCAGTTCAAAGAGTCACACTGAAAAATCCATCAAAAATACCACAAGTACAGGGAAAGACTGATTCTGCATTTACCAACGCACTAATTGCAGGAGGAATAGGAGTTGCATTTGCAGGAATACTAACTAAAGCACTAAACGAGGATGAGAAGGTAATATCTCTAGTCTCTGAAAAAAAGAGACCTGTAATGTACATGACTCAAAGAGACAACAAAGTAGATGATGTAATTTGTCTTCCACTAGAAGGAAATGTCTATTCCATTAATGACTCAAAGAGACCAAAAATCCCATCAGATACACATTTGAATTGTAGGTGTTTTTACTTGGATGCTATTACAGGCGAGAATTTAGGGCAGTTTTAAACTTTTAATTCTTTGAAAGTCTTTCAAAGATATATGGCTCAATTAGTAGATCAAAGAGATTTCCAACCTGATTTATGTTTTGGAAAAACTGAATTAGTAGATGGACCATCTTACGTATTGGCAGATGACCTTAATTCAAATATAGATGATAATCCTGGAACCGCACCACGTTGTCTAATTCATGGTATCCCTAATGTCTGGATATATTCATTAGGAGATAATAGATGGGAATGTCCCATATGTAAACAAACTAATCTTTAAATCAAACCTCCATTTACTAGAATCATGTCAGATGATAAAATCGGTGACAAGGTAGATTTTTTTGATGAGAGAAACAAAAAATTTGTTGGGATTATAGAATCAATTAAAGAGAGAATTATAAATACAAAAAAAGGCAAAGTTAAAAAAAATGTATACGGAATTCGTGTTTCAAGAAAAATAGGTATTTCTCAATTATACTTGAGTGTACCAAAAACTACTAATGATGAAATCAAACCAAGATGGGTTTCTAAAAAGTCACCAAAACAAACTAAAAAGCAAGTGGAAGAACCAATTACAACTTAGGTGATTAAATTATCAGAAACTACAAACACTTTTTTAGATTCTTGTAAAAAGGCAAAAGATGAGATTATTGCTCTTAAAAAAATACATGATGAAAAAGGGCAAAAACTAAAAGATCAATTAAGGCGAATAGATACTATTGTTCAAAATAAAGGAGAAATTCTAAACAACCTAGAACAACCATGTGCTGAGAAGGAAAAGCAAGAAATCCTAGCAGACATTTTATCCAAAGTAAAAAGTTAATTGATATAGGTTTCACACCATAATCATGTCTCTATCTCAACAAAACAGACAAGCTCAATTATCGCAAGTTAATCTAGCTTCATACATTTTTAGAAATAAAATTGCACAAAAAACTAGAGTATTAATTGCTTCACTTGATACAGAATTTACACCAGATTCTGAAATTGAGGGACAACAAGATTCATACTTTCTTATTACAGGAGATGAACTTAATGGAAATGAATGGGGTGTAACTGAGGATTCTATTCCCAAAAATATCCAATCTGCAATTAATATGCCATTTGTAGTATCCTCAAATGAATTTATAGAAAATTCACCATATGGAAAAAGATACATGCATCCAAACATTTTACACTTTCAAAAAAATCTACCAGAGTATGTTGCAGGATTAAACCCAGATAAATTTGAAGACAATATTATATTTCAAAAACCATATCATGTAGGAGAAATGAAAAAAGTATTTTTTGATACTGAAAAAGATACTTGGAGAACTATACTAACTAGAGATCCAAAATTTGTAAACCACCAAATGCCACCATTTTGTAGTATCTCAATATTTCAAGATGACATGTCAGAACCTGAAGGACAAATAAGTAAATGGAGAGTTACAAATCTTACAGGATTAAAAGACAGACCTGCATATGGTGATCAGGCCATATACGATGGAACATGTAATGGAACATTAACAAAATGTACAAAATCGTTTGCAAATGATAAATCAATACTTGCAACTCAAACAAAATTTGCAAAAGAAAAAATCGCTGCAATGATATCTACTGATAATGTAACAACACAAGCAGTCCCAATTTATGGAATAAAAAAAAGAAAACAAAATTAATTCCTAATCTTAACAAGAAAAACCACTAGCTTATAACTAATAATTAGTTTAATTTTTTAAATGCCAAAAATTACACTTAAAGAAGCAAGTAAAACATTAACTGATACTCTT